TTTGTGTATTTTTGCCACTTCTGTCGGTCGCATCTCCAGCCGCGTCCGAATGGTGCTATGTAGTCAAGTACGCATTCAAGGCCGAGCGCGTTCGCGTTAGCGGTAACGATGTTTAGAAAGGCAACTGCACCTTTGCGACTGGCGTTTGGATGTTGTTCTGACTTGCGGTATGAAAGATCTACTGCCCGCCCTGTGGCATGCACTGACAGATTCTCGGATCCGCGCATTGGGCGAACGCCCCACGACCCATTATTCCAGAAGCCGCCGTTGCCGTATTTGATCGCCTGTCGGATCCATTCGTCCATACCTGCGCGCGGGCCAGCTGCGGCACCGTCCGAGTTACCTGTGTACGGTCTTGAGTTCGGGACTGCTGGGTTCGCTGGGATCACGCTCATAATGTTGGCGGATCTTTCGGACGATCCTTAAGCCCGTTCCCTGCCAAGAGACCGATCAAGCCGCCTGCAAGAGTCATCAGCATCGGCGACAAAACTCCCCATGCTTCGGCGTCATTCGGGCTCTGCTCTGTAGGTTGCACGACAAAGAGAAGTCCAAAGATAAGCGATGCGATCGCCATAACGAACGATGCGGTAAGTCCAATTCCTACGATGAGGATAAGTCGAGCTTTGATTTGTTCGTTGCTTAAGCGGTTGTCCGGGTTCATGGGCAACGCCTTTCTAGTAGTCCGTTGGCTTTAGTGGTGTTGCAGTTTTCTCGGTATCGGTCAGCACAAGCGGTCAGCATAAGCGCTAACACAACACTAAGGCTCAATAGGCGCTTCATGTGGTGGCGGTACAAACTCGCCATACTCGCCCAATGTTGCGTCATAGGTATATTCGACACCTGCGTAGCATCCTCTGAAGTTTCCGTTGTAACTTGTTTGCAACCATTCGCCGTCAATGCCTAATGATGCAATAAATGCTTGGCCTACTGGTTCGCTTTCGGGAAATTCTAAATTGTCGCAGTCATCGTTTGATACAACAATAACTTGACCGCAATCAATACCGCTCATTTTTACAAAGTGTGCCATGTTTATACCTTAAACCTTACATAAACAATTCCCGAGCCACCGTTTGCAAAATTGGCTCCTGTACCGCCGCCAGCACCAGCAGCGCTATTTGCTGGGCCTGCGTTTGGTACAAGTGTTGTGCCTGCGACACCACCAAGACCAGCCGTGCCGCCTGTAACGCTTCCACCGCCTGCACCGCCCGCACCTTTGTATGCTGCACTGCCACTAATAAATGCGCTGACATCGTAGCCATTTCCGCCCGTACCACCGGTGGTGCTTGACCCGTTTCCACCAACACCGCCAGCGCCGCCCGCTCCACCGCCATTAGTAAACGCTGAACAAGTACCGCCTTTATTTCCTTGCAAAGTATTTACACCAACATTAATACCAGCAGTTGCAACGCTTCCAGAACCTGAACCACTGACCAACAATCCTGAACCATCAGAGTTTCGAGTTTCACCAGTACCACCTAAAACAGAGATGTTTTGAGGTTGTGAACCAATGCTCGTAATTGAACCGTAACAAACTCCGTGAGCTGTACCACCGGCTGAACCTGTGCCACCTGCTCCTATAGTTACTGTTTGATTTGCAGATAAATAAACTGTCTGCTGAAAAAAACCGCCGCCGCCACCGCCACCGCCAGAGCCGCTAGCAAAAGACATATTTCCCGCTCCGCCAGCAAAAATGAGACAATCAAATAGTCCTGCTTTTGTGACTGTAAGCGTGCCACTGCTAGTAAAAGTTAAAAGCGTGTAATTTACGCCGCTGACCGTAATGCTTGAACTAGACCCACCTGTGGCAGTGCCGTAGCCTATGCCACCACTAGGAAAAAAAGTAGCAGCACTAGCACTAGTGAAGAGAAGCGTGCCACCCCCATATTGTGCCAATGCTAAAGATCCCGATGTCGTGACTGTTGCTGTACCAGCTGTAATCGTGCAAGTGCCCGCGCCTGCGTTGTAAATAAAGACGCTGTCGCCAGCGGAGAAGATGCCTGTGTTTACGGTAATTGTTGTAGCACCTGCGTTAGTCATCTGGACTCGACTGCCGACATCACCGACCGCGAGCGTGTAATTAGCAGTTTTTGCAGAGATCGGCAAAGTCGTAATTGCGTTTAATTGGGCCGCTGTTAATACAGCCCCAGCAACAAATGGGAATGGCGTAGTCATAATCTTTATCCTAAGACATTTTCTTCGTCAAGTGTGCCATACACAATGTCATCCAAGATCAGCTCATAGACGATCGTGGTCGGTGAAGTAAAGTAGGTGACTGCGTGTCCAGCCGACAAAGTAAGACGGTGCTCGAGTCCCTCAATAGTCAGGTCTTGCGCGAACTGGGTAGGGCCTGCCGAAGTGGTGATTGACTTTTGGATATTAATTAGGTCGCCTACATCAAGTAGCGCAAGTGTGTCTTGGTCTAGTGCAGGTGTGCCAGGGAACTCGGTGCCTAAAAAGTTGAAGCGCGCTTCGGGATCTGGACTAATCAGGTACTCGGCAAGCGTCAAAGCGGCGGCGTCATTGTGGACAAGTGAGTCCGTTATTGAACGCGTCTGAATTAAATACAAGGCTTGAGATGCTAAGTCTTCTGCAACCTCTGGCGATGATGCTCCAGCGTGTTGAATGGATGCGCGATTGATTACCGTGTCCGCTTGGAAGGAGATGTCGATTGCGCTGTAGCCGATGTTTGTTCCGTCATCATGGAACTCGGCGACAGGGACTCCAAGCGTCTGTCCGATGCGCTTTTGGAAGGTGATAGTGCCTTCTCGATCCACGAAGATTCGACCCTGTTCGGCTTCATTGATTTTGTTGGCATAAGCGGCAACCGAAGTTCCATTGGCGACAGTGTAAGCAGCTGCACCGCCAAGAGTCGCCACGCCTGTCTCAATGCTCCTAGCGCCTGTGTAAGCGACTTCTGGCAGATCTAGCAGATCATCAAAACGCGCGCTTGAGAGCTGCTCTGTGACATTCCATTCAGCAAGAAAGGTCTGCCCAAGCTGGTAGGAGAAGTCCGCACAATTTACGGTCACTGTGTCCAGTCCGCCAAGAGTGAAGGTGTAGTCGTAATTGACTATGTAGCCAACCCACAAAAGTTCTTTGACATTTGTAGAGCTGTATCGAGAGAAACGGACTTCGCGAAGCGGTGCTAGCCCCGGCTGATTATTGGCTGGGTCGTAATAGGGAGAAGTCGTGTCGAATGGGTTAAACACTCCGTCGGCATAAGTGTCATTAAGCGTAAAGTTCATCGTGCCATAAGCGAACTGGTCGCCAGTGTTAGCGCGTCCGCGCTTTGCAGTTAATGAGATCGCGCCGTCTAGGACGCTTGCAAATTGCGATGTACCGTCAAGCACATATTCGGTATTGTTTAGTTCGCCTTTAAGGTCGTCGTCAAGTGTGAAAGCGTTCCAGTCGTACCCTGTGTCAATCTCGAGGTCGTAGTTACCTGATCCAAGTACCGCTACGCCTGCCATTAGGCGACCGCTATGTTCGCAGGGCCGTTCTGCCTATTGAACGCCCTGATCGCGTTTACGACAGCTGTACCAATCTCCGCGCTTGAGCCGAGACCGCCTGTGATGTTGATCGTGTAGTTGCCCATTCCGCCACCGCGTCCAGATAATGGGATAACCGCTTCAGGGCCACGCTCGCCGATCATTGCAAGCGTTGGCCCTGTCACGATTCCACCGTCCGCGAGCATAGGAATATTCGGGACGGAGAAGCCTTTGCCACCAATACCGGGCACCCAGTCAGGGATGCCAAAAGACAGTTTGCCGACTGTGTTATTCCATAGTTTGGCGATGCCGTTAAAGAGCGATTTGTAGATGTTGAAGATCGCTGTGAAGTAAGTAGTCAGTCCGTCAAAGACCGCTTTACCGCCTGCAAGCATCGCATCAAATACGGTGTCTACGATTTTTCGGACGGTCTCAAACTTGAAGTAGAGCGCGGTCAAAATTGCGATAAAGGCGGCAATAGCCAAGATGACTAGTGTGACAGGGTTAGCCAATAAGAGCGCGTTAAACACTGCGACAACGCCGTTTACGATCATCTGTGCAGCTGCATAAACTTTCATAGCGGCATTAAGCGCCAAGATCGTTACAGCAATTCCACCGATCGCTCCGCCAACAATAAGGAAGACCTTTGTGTTTTCTTGTGCCCACGCGCCAAAAGCGATCAGGTAGGGAAGGAGCGCTTCGACTACTGGGATTAGTGCTGCACCGATTGACTCTTTTGTCTCTGCCAATGCGATTCCGAGACGCTTCATACCACCTTCGGCAGTGGCGGCAGCTGCGGC